GTTTCCGTTCAGTGGCGCTGCAGCAAGGGTTAATGATGAACTACTCGACTTCTGCGAGGGGGACTACCCGTTCACAATAAACCAAGAAGGCTGCTTTATGGGCGTCGACCAGGGTGATACATTAAGCATAGTAATTGGTATTCTCTCTGGGCCTTCATTCAAAGTAGTTTATGCAGAGCAGACCGAGAAGTGGGACAGGTTAGATCAGCTGCTAAACAACTTCGCGGTACACTACTGCGTAATAGACGCCCAGCCAAATAAGCATTCAGCAAAAGCCCTAGCTACGAGGTACCCAGGAAGGGTCTCTATTCAGTATTTCGGATCCAAGGAAACAAAACTGGGAAAAGAGCTCCACGAGGGCCGCGTGGAAGTCGACACCATCAATGTGGATAGGACAGAGTCTATAGACAGAATGATCGATAGGATGGAGGCCGGATTCATTAACCTCCCCTCGAGAAAACTCAGCGACGGAAGGGGTATGGCGGTCATAGAGGATTTGAGACGTCACCTTAAACAGCTAGTCACAAAAACAGAAATTACATCACGCGGAATACCTCTTAGAACCTACCTAAGGGGGGCTGGAATAGAGAACCACTTGGGGATGGCGCTGAATAACGCGGTATTAGCTGCATACGAGATGGGTATTACTACCGGCCCGATGGTAAGCCCCATTTTTGCTCCTATACATTTTGGGAGGGCATAGTGGGGATTACCTCTAGGATAAAGGAAATACTGGCCGCCAAATCGAAACCTGAGGCCTACCCAACAGTCACCGCAAGGGTCAGCGTGGACGAAGAGGGGCAATATGGGGCTCAGGTGGATCGATTTCTGCGCGGCTTGTCCGTTATAGCTGCGAAGTTCCCGTTCGAGTTCTATAATGTTATTGACAACTTAACGATGATAGACCCCTACATATCCAAGTTCCATCAAACAACAATTAATATGGGGAACCTGGGTCATACTTTAGAGCTCGACACCGACTCTGAGTCGAAGGCAGACGCAGCTATAGCGGTCGCAAACGACCTCGCCGCAAGGTGCTTTCCGATAAGCGGGGGCATGGACGGGCTGGTAAACGCGATGCTGTCACAAGTAGCGCGCACCGGGGGGATGTGTGTTGAGTGGGTCCCGGACAAGACCCTGTCTAGGGTGGAGCGTGCGTTTGTAATACCAATCAAGACCCTGAGGTGGAGATATAACGCAAAAAATGAACTAGAACTTGTTCAAATTCAGAATGATGGACTTGTTCCATTAAACATGACTCAAACATCTTATCATAACGCTACGATAAGAGACACAAACCCATATCCAATCCCCCCAGCAATAGCCGCACTAGAGAGCTGTTCTGCACATCGCACCATAATCGAAAAGATTAAAGACTGGATGGAGAAGGTCTCTGCCTTGGGGGTTCTTTTAGCTTCGGTCTCTCCCCCACCAAGAGAGATAGGTGAGACCCAGGCTCAGTATGACCTAAAAGCGCAGGCGTATCTAGAGAAGATCGCCAAGAGCATCCAGGACAATATGAGCACCGGGATCGGTGTCGGGTATAACAACATAGAGTTTACCTTCCAAAACACCCAGAGCGCAGCCCAAGGGGCACAGGATATATTGCAGATAGTCCTGCATGGACTATTCGCTGCTTTACACAGGGACCCGCTGTTTTTTGGGTGGCACTTTAATAGCACCGAGAGTTACGCGCGAGTTGTCTATGACGAAATGGTTCAGGGCATCAAGGCCTTCCAATTGGGTCTTAAAAGACTACTCGAGCACGGACACCGTCTGAATTTCGCCCTGCATGGTATGGGAGATGTGGGGGTATCCGTACACTTTAACTCTGGAGCTTCTATTGATGCTTTTAGGGATGCTGAGGCTGAGTACATGAAGACCCAGGCAATAATAGCGCAAATAGAGCCTGGTGTCCTCAGCATCGAAGAGGCCCGCAAGATATTAGGGCATGACGACAGAAAAGCGGAGAGTGGAAAGTTCGTAGCTTCATTTAATAAGTCCGACCGACGATATCAGATTCTGAGGCTACATAACCAGTGGGTCGGCGCAGAGTTTGACGAAGGCGAAGAGTATGAAGACTGGGTAGAGAAGCAGCTATCTTCGGCAAACAGCGAGGGTAGCAAGGCACTACTGCTATGGTTATTGCTGTTTGTTAATAGCAGAGACCTCCCAGATAAAGAGTCCTTCATAAGAGAGGGCGTCACACGCTTCATATCGGCGGCAGAAGGATCAATATCAAAGAGGCAGATATCTGGACGCGCGAGGGACTATCTAACTAAGGAGTGGAACAAGGGTCGCACAGCAAACGGCTCTATCTCCAACAAGGAGCTCGCAGCTATAGCGTTTCTGGCTGGTGCCGTAGAAGCGAGGGTAATATCAGAATATCTGTCAAGGTCTACTCAAAGACAGAGCTCCATAGAGGCCTTCCTCAACAAGATATACTCAGGAATAAAAACCGGGGATGGGAGTGGGGCGGTAGCTCTGGAAATAGCTTCCCTATCTGACAGGTTGGCGGACAATGCTGCGTCCGTAATAGCGAGCACATCTGTCAGAAGGGCGAGGGTGTGGGCAAAGCTATATTCCATGGAACGAGATGGAGTAGAGCTCTACAGGGTGGATGGCCCAAGAGACGACAGGAAGTGTGACTTTTGTTGGGGGATGCTTGACAGGGTGTTTTCTGTCAGCAACGCCACAGACAGGATACGGGATGCAATAGAAAACGGGTATGACGAGTTTGAACGCAACATGCCGTTTCTTAAGGACCTTATTGGAATAGAAGACCTAAAGAAGATGTCAGACTACGAGGTCCAAAACACAGGATTTGCGGCCCCTCCGTATCACCCTAATTGCAGAGACTATTTGGTTGAGGTGAAGACCAATTGAAAACATTGAATTTTTCGGACAAACCGGTTGGGACTAAGCGTGGAGTCGATATTTTTAGATTCGACTGCATCATCGATTCTAGCAGGAGGCCGTGTGAACCATCCGAGCCTGCCACAATGCCAATAGAGCAGGACAACGAGGAGCATGCCGACGAGACCCCCACTCCAGACGATCACCTCGTCAGGGATAGGTGGAGGCTAATTAGTGCCGTGAAGGCATGGCCTACGACTGGTATGCCGTCGCCTCAGTTAGTCGATTACGGGCACGATGGAGGATCGGTATTAAAGAAAGCCATAGACCTTGTGAACATGTCAAAGCCAGACCTTACGTGGAACCATAGTGTGGATGCACGAGACGTGGCTGGGTATGTAGAAAATGCTACATGGGAGGCATCTGTAGACATACCCCCCGGTATAAACGCGGATCTTGTGGTGGATCCGGAATATGACTCCAAGGCAGCGACAGGCCTGAAACGGGGGCAGCTTCGTAATGGTAGCATCGGGTTCACAATGGATGTCCAGCCAAGTCACCCGTCGATGGAGTTCTATGATTTTGTTGAGAGACAAGGGGAGATTGTCGACGGAGAACAGGTTCGATGGCTCCCAACAGATCTATATGAGGTGAGGCACATGGCACTTGTGCCCGCCGGGACTGGGGCCGATAAGCATGCCGGAAGACGGAGCGGGGCCGACAATCAGGCTACAAAAGTAGAAATCAGGAGGAACGGAATGGAGAACACCGAATTTTTTCAGTCGGTCCTAGAACGCCTTGGGATCGACATCCTGCTGTCCGAGGACACAGCGGTGTCTGATAACACGCAGGAAAGAGTTATGGATAGAATAGATAAACTAGCCGGGATTCGAGAGAAATATAACTGCCTCTCAGAAGGCTTGCAGGAGTTCAGCAGACACCTTAGCGACGACCCCTTGTCTGCGACGGAGGTGCTGAATAGGCTAGCCGGGGTCTTTGAGCTTGCAGAAAGAGGGAAGCGCCTGGTTGAGTTCAAACAGAGAGAGGCTGTTGAGTGGTTTGATAAGGCAAAATTCTTGCCGGACAAGGCGGAACTAACCGCTTCTGAGCAACGCCTGAGAGGAAGGCTTGAGATCTCGTCTGACCTCGACTATCTCGAGGATATGATCTCAGAATACCGCGAGATTGCCAGCAAAAAGTTCGAGCTGAACAGGTCTAGCGCCACAGAGGAACTCCCGGAGCTCAAACCGCAGAACTCAGAGGAAAATATCGACATCAAAGAGAGCGCCAAAAAGCTCTTTGGATAAGAGGGGTTACGCAACATGTATCAAAAACGATCTGAAGTATTGGCTTTAAGGGTGACGTGCCCGACCACTGTGAGCATAGGGGATGTAGTCGTAATCTCTGACGACCTCGAAGTGGCGGCAATCTCATCGGCCGGGAGCACGTCTATTTTGGGCACCGTGTGCCAGCACCTCGACGACGCAGACTACTGCACCGTGGAGACAAAGTTTAGAGAGCACAGAGACGACAGAGTAGCCGGGGCGGCTGTGGCTGTAGGGCCATTCGTATGGAACGCTGCTGGCAAGGCTATTGCGTATGACCCTGACGTGCACGACTCTGCTGCTATTGCAGGACTCGTGGTAGTAGCTGGGGCACAGCCGGACGACGTAATTGAGACTGTAGAATATTAGGAGGTACGATGATCCAAAAGGCAAAATGCCTCGCAGTCTCGTTTACTTGCCCTACTACGGTAGAGGTTGGCGATCCAGTACTGATCTCCTCTTCAGACAATACCGTTGCTGCTATTGCTGCAGCTGCGGATATAAGGCTGATTGGGACGGTTGCCAAGCACCTGGATAGCGCAACAACGTGCACAGTAGACACGAGATTTCGAGAGAGGCGAGACGACAGGGTTGCCGCAGCGGTTTTTGCTAACGGCCCATTTTATTGGGATGCGACCGGCAAAGCAGCACAGTATATAAAGGATGCCACAGCATCTGTTACCTGCACAGTCGAAGAGCCGTATAACATCATTACCGGTTCAAACGACAAGATCACGCTGTCAATAGGCGGCGGCGCATCACAAACTTTCACGATATCCCCAGCAACCCCGGCCAGCATAACCGGTGCCGAGACAGAGAGCTTCAACATTGCCTCTGGCGCAAACAAGGTGTCAATTTCTGTTGGTGGCGGCGCAGCGCAGGACTTTACGCTTACAAATGCGACTCCTGCTAGTGTGACTGGTACCCAGACAGAGACATTCAATATCGGGGATGGCACTAGTGATGCCCTCAAGATAAAAATCGGCGGCGGAACTTCCCAGACGTTCACGCTTACGGACGGGGCTGCACGGACTGCTGCCCAGGTAGTCGCTGACCTCGCTGCGCTCACAGACGCTACCGCATCTGTCGACAATGGCGCAGTGAAAATTACGGCAACAGATGCTGCCGATGCGATAGAAATAGAGGCAGTCGCGAACGACTGCTACACCGTTCTCGGATTCACTGCCGGGTCTACCAGTGGAACGCTCAGGACGGCAGCGAATATAGTTACAGACCTCGCCACCCTCACTGGTGCTACTGCGTCTGTTGCTACTGGAGCGGTAAAGATCACTGCTACCAGCGCAGACGATTCCCTGGAAATCCTCGCTATCGCCGACGATGCTTACACGATCCTCGGCTTTACCGAAGAAGAGGTAACGGGGACCCTCATTACCGTGTCTGATATTATCACGGATATGGCCGCCCTCACGGACGCCACGGCTACAGACGAGGACGGATACCTCTGTATCACGGCAGATAGCGATACGGACTCTATAGAGATAGAGAGCGTTGCGAATGATTGCTACACCACGGTCGGGTTCATAGAAGGGACCACCGGCGGAGCGCCTACCTACAGGTCGGGCAGTATAGCTGGGGTGCAGATCAAAGGCCCACAGCTGTGCTCTGTACAAGGCGGTGTGGTTGGACCTTTTGCTATAGTATCAAGCACAAATGACGCTTTTAAAGTAACAATAGGTAATGGCGTCGCACAAACCTTTGCGCTTACAGCCGGAACGGCCAGGACTGCCACTCAGGTAGCTGCAGACATAAACGCTACCGCCACAGGCTTCACCGCATCTGCGGTCGGCCCATACCTAAAACTCACCGCATCAGCATCTGGAAATGCGATAGCGATAAATTCCGTAACACATTCCGCAGCTTCGACTTTAGGGTTCACAGAAGGGTCAACGGCAGCCCCAATGACCATAGAGACTCTAGAATATTAGGAGGAAACATAAGAAATGGCTGGAAATTTGGGACTCAAGAATAGCCTGCGAGAGCGGGTTATCTCGCCGCTGACTAACTATCGAGACGGCGAAAAAGGCGGAAAAGAAATCTCTTTTCTGAAGTTCGCTCAAACCAGAGCGCTCGACGAATCCGGTAAGCCGGTAGGCCTGAAAAATACTTCAGGGAACCCCGTAACCTGGGACGATATATGGTGTGACCTCGGGCTCGATCCATCTCAGGTTAGCCTTGACAACCTCCTCACCACGAGCGGAGATGTTAGGTATCTGGCCCCGGAAATCGTGAGAGACTTCATCCTCAAGGGAATGGAGAGCGACAGTACCTACCTTGATCTGGTAGCTGGCGTGGAGTCGGTCGACCAGATGGTTGTCACCTCCCCGTGGATCCAGATGGCAAACGAGGGGCCTGAAGAGATCGGCGAAGCAGAGACGATCCCCCTTGCGAGCATGACCTGGGGTCACAAGACGATCGAACTCAACAAAAGGGCAAAAGCGATTCAGTTTTCTGATGAGCTTCTGCTTAGGGTGAAGCTGCCCCTGCTTTCGTATTTCCTTAGAAAGTTCGGAGTTATGCTCAGTGCCGACTTGTACACTGAGGCTGCCACCACAATGGTGAACGGAGACCAGGCAGACTCCAGCGATACCTGTGCGGTAGTCGGTGTTGCAGATACCGGTGCCGGAATTGCATTTAAGGATTTCCTTAGGGCATGGATTCGTGCACGCAGGATCTCAATGAGCTGGTCTTCGCTCATCACCACAGAAACTGGTGCGTGGGATATTTTGCAGCTATCAGAGTTCAGCGACCAGAAGGGTGTTGGCGGCGTAGAGGTAAACGTAGAGAGCAGGAATCGCATTATCCCTGCTAACATGCCACACCTTATCTCGTCAGCTATAACTGACGATCAGGTTATGTTGTTCGACAAGTCACAGGCCTTGTTGTTTTTGGTATTCAGACCTCTGCTTGTTGAGTCCGAGAGGATTATTATGAGGCAGATCTCTGGTACGGCTTGTTCAATAATCTGCGGCTGGGCAACCATCGATAGGAATGCTCGTATTATCCTGGACGGCGCAAAGGCCTTCTCTGGGTACGGATTCCCGTCATATATGGCCCCGTTGGTTTAACGAGAGAATAGAGAGGCTCACATGGACGTAAGGCTAAAAGATCAGACCGGAATGTTTCATGACCCGGAAACTGGTTTCAGTCTTATTGCAAAAGAGGTGAAGCCTCTTCCACAGAACATAGGGCAACTCACGAGGCGCTGGCTTAATGCTGGCGGCCTCGTGTCTGTTGCTTCAAGTAAGCCGGTAGACAGTAAAAATATCGATGAAGCGGAAAAGGTTGTTCAGTCTCCAACAGCGATAGACAACTATCTAGCAGAATTCGATAGGTCTGAGCTTATGAGACTCTGTAAGGAGAGGGGAATCTCTACATCTAGGAAGGACAAGGCTATTGACCTGGCAAGGCGACTCGCCGAAGTGGACCTTGAGACATGAGCATTGACATCACAGCCCTGGTAACTATAGACCTCGAGCCTGTTTTTACACTGGACCCTGCACTAAGCACCTCCATACCAGACAGGATAGCTGCAGAGATGGCTCTACAGGGATGGGGTATTAGCGACATAACTGACGCCAGGGCGGTGTATATTGCTACACTTACCACCAAAGCATTTATACCGAGGCTGCTACTAAAGTTTGCCCAAGAGCTCAAGAAGACCAAAGCGGCAAAGGCAGAAGCAGAATTTAACGATGCAATTAGATACCTAGAGGCACTCCAGGCCGAACTGCAAGACAGGCTGCAGCGCGCAGCCTCAGATGTAGCGCCAGAGGACCTTCAGGGAACCCAGATCCCGTGGCCGAGCTGCGGGATAGTGGAGTGGTAGTTGAGGCCAGATCAGGTCGAGCGTGTCGATGCGGGTATCCAAAAAGGCTTCCGACTTTTGGCCGGAGACATAGTTACTATCGTCAACGGGGACAGCGATATAGATGTTACGTGCATTATGTATGACCTGGAAACTGGCGAGGGGCTCACTGTTGACGCAGCTGGCATCAGGAGCGACGTTATAAGGGAGATATTAATTTTAACTACTGACATATCCGACTTCAACTTTTCCCCGGAATGTCATTTTATAATTGATGGAGAGAGATGGGATCTTGTCTCTGGCGACCCAATAATGTCTGCAGTAGTGCCGATAGGCGGCCTTCACAATATGACCATTTGCTGGGTTACTCGGGCAACCGAAATAGAGAAGACCGACACAGAGGGCACTTGGGGGTGGAATAATAACGGGTGAAAATAACGGTTAGCAGGAATGCACTCGCATTCTCCTCAAGCCTCAAAAGGGCCTCTAAACGGCTATACCCAGAGATTCGGAATGCAAGGGACCAGGCTGGACGGTATCTTGAGCAGGCGGTTAGAAACACTCTTGAAGCGCAGGAGTTCACGCCAATATCGGAGGCGTGGCTCGAGTGGAAAATGGAGCATGGTTTTGATACCAGGATCTTATTTATGACCCACATTATGTATCACATGATACGGGCTAAGAAATATGCAACATCAAGGTCTGTCATGAGTGGTGGGGTGACTGTCATCGACAGACAATACCCGAAGCTAGAGACACTGTTATCGAGGGCCCCAGAGAACCGCATTATGGCATCAAGAGCAGAGGCTACTAAATCATCAAGGTCGATATTAAAGAAGAGTAGCGGGCGCAGAAGGAGGGGGAGCTCACCTTCAACTACACTAACAGTAGCAAAGGAGCACGAGGGTGACGAGAGAAAACGTAGGGCCTTTTTTAAGCCAACCTTCACGAGGGAGCTCCCAAAGGTTCTTGGTTTTTTTAGGGAGGCCCTAAGCAGGGTAGTTAAAGGAATTCGATGATTGACTCCCTAGAACAGCACATAGTCTCTAGACTAAGAAGGGTGACCGTCAACAGCGAGCCCATGAGGGTACTGCCTTACTTACCAGGCAGAGAGAGCGGAGAGACTAGATATCCGTGCTGCTGGCTTTGCATGAGGGGGTTTTTTCAGACCACAGTTGATGCACGGCCGATGTGTGAAGTTATAACTCCAGTTGGTAATGAGGTTACCCTTACCCTTCCGTATAGCATGGGCGGGCAACAGGTATCTGGCACTCCAAGCTGGGACTTCAAACCATATCCCACACCTACGGAGCTTTATTACGAGCTCGGGGCGGGCGCTACCAGAATATCTGATCACCACAAACTGCTAGAGGGCATATTCCAGGCATTCCCAGTCGGGTATACCCCTACGCTTTTAACTCAAAGACCATTCTTTAAGTTAGAGAACGTAGTAGAGGATGACGATTTCGAGAAGCCCCTTTTTGTTAAAATTTTCATGCTCAGGGTCACCGACCTGTGGCTCGAACGGGCTGAGATAGAAACATATGCATCAATGCGGGATATCACTTTGTCCTGCGATGTCGAATACTAGGAGGGATTTTAGATGACCACCAACGCTCAGTCCGGGACCGGGCTAGTAAGGATCGTGAATCTAGAGGCCAGCTACAAGGATATTACCTTGCTAGATGGGAGCAATATAAGGCTTGCGCCTTATTCAAGGGGAGGAGGCCCTAATGTGTCTGAGCCCGTGCTCAAAAAGCTCCTCCCACCGGCGCTGAAAAGCATGGTTACCAGGCGATGGATCAAGATAGAGGAGGTATCATAATATGACTCTAGGAGCTGCTCGAGTAATCCCCCGTCTTATTGATCTGTCGTTCTATGTAGATCAGCTTATGGCGGGGTATGTTGTCGCTATTGTGCAAACAGAGAGGGGCCCCTTATGGGAGCCTACGCCCGTAGCATCGTGGGACGAATTCGAGAGGTCGTTTGGCAGATGTTACAGCGGAAGCACCGACCCGTTGGTCATGAAAATGGGCCTGCTACAGGGAGCCCAGTTCCTTATTATCAGAATCGTGAATTGCACGGATCCGTCCGACATCACAACCGCTACGGCCCTCACATCTTCTCTCACCCTGCAAGATCGAGGGGACACACCTACTGCTGGCAGCGTAATCTCCGCTGTAGGGCCCTTCACTATTGTAGCCGCATCTGGTGGTACCGCAACCGGTAGCGAGGTTCAGAATTTTACATTCGGGACAGGCAGTAGCGACAAGCTGCTCATTTCTATTGGCGGAGGGGCCGACCAAGAGGTGACGCTTTCTGGTAGCGCACAGACTGCAACCCAGGTGTGTGCGACAATAAACGCCGCTACAACGGATCTTACCGCTACCGAGTCCGAAGGCAGAGTAAAGATTACAGCCGACGACGCTGCAGATAACCTTGTTATAAAGGCGATATCCAATGATGCCTATAGCGTTCTGGGCCTTGTTGAGGGGACCTATGCCGTAACAGCGGGGACGGATAGTCTAGTGATAGCGGTAGACGGTGGCGCTGACCAAGAGTTCACACTCACGGCAGGCGCTAGAACCGCCGCCCAGATAGTCACGGACCTCAGCACTCTCACCGGCGCGACCGCAACAGCAACTGGCGGGAAGGTTGAGATAGTTTCGTCGACCACAGGCTCCAGCTCGTCCATACAGATCCAGGCTGACTCTACTGCAGATACTCCGCTTGGGTTCGACAACACAGCGCATTCCGGAACCACCGACGCTGCTCAAGACACCCTTACGTTTGAATCTAAAAATCCTGGGGCTTGGGGCAATTCCCTTAAGATATATGCCTACGATAGTGATCTGCACCCTGATGACACGTTCGATATTCGCGTTGCCTATAGTCTGCAGGGCGGTTTGAATGAGTATTTCTCTGACCTGTCTATGGATCCAGAGTCGGAAAGGTATGTTGTTAATTTTATCAACGAGCGCTCAAGGTTGGTCACGGTGACCGACGAGGAGTCAACAAATTCCTCTGCCGTAGCAAGGCCACTTGAAGATACAGTGGGAACGTCTTTGACTGGCGGTTCTGATGGAGACCCTATCGCAGACGCAGATTACATCGGAGATGAGTTAGCGCAAACTGGGATATATGCGTGCGATAAGACTGATATGTCTATCGATATCATTATCCCTGGCACTACTTCGATAAGCGTTTTGCAAGCGCTCACTGCATATTGCGAAGATCGCGGATTATTTATTGCATATGCCAATACTCCAAACGGCCTAGCTCCCAGCGATGCTAAGGACTGGAGAATGGGGGATTCGCCCTACTCGCACGAGGCATTTAATAGCCACCGACTTACGCTTTGGTTTGGTAGACCGCTTTGCTATGACTCGCAGTACGATTCTCGTCGCTATATCTCAAACCTGGGGCACCTCGCCTCTTGTCTTTCTAAGACTACGGTTCGCTATGATTATTCTTATGCGCCGGTCGGGCCTAGGAGAGGCGCCGTTGATTATGTAGAGGGCATCGACTATAACGTAGCACAGTATCCAGGTTATCAAGATATGTTTGCTGACTACGGCATCAACTCCCTTATAATAAACCGTCAGCAAGGAATTGAGGGCGCGATGTTTTGGGAGCAGTATACTACTCAGCGTGCAGCGTCTGCCCTCAGGGATCTCAATGTTGTGCGATTCTGTACGATGGTGGTGCGCGTGCTGATGCCGGTGCTCCGTACATTCGTTTTTGAACCTAACCACCCGGTAACATGGAGAGAAGTCCACAGAACCCTGGAGCCAACATTCCAGCTCTGGAAGTCTAAGTTCAATATATATAGCTACTTCCTGCAGACAGACAGGGATGCGTGGTTTGACTCAACCGGCGACCTTAAAAATGCCACACTCAATACCGGCCTAGAAATAGACCAGGGCATCTACCGCTGCAGGGCCCTCATTCAGCCGACCAGAGCAATGAGGTATGTCATGTTCGATCTCGGAGTGATGAGGACAGGTGAGCAGTTCATTCAATATACTCCCCTCAAAGAATTGCCAGGGTGGGTCAAGCTTTAATTAAAAATGCGGAGTGCACTTCGCACTCCGCCCTTTACAGGAGATAACGAAATTGGCACATACAGGTATAGTTTACGAGAAGGTAAAGGAGTACGCGTTCCGTGTCGAGGTAAACGGCTTTCCAGTAGGTTTGGTGGAGGAATTTGACCCTGGCGAGGTTTCAATAGCTGTGGTTGAGAGTAACGGCGGAGGGCAAAACCACCCCACAAAAGAAGGCGGAATGCTTAAATACGGAAATGCCAAGCTCAGGAACGTGGTTCCTACAACAGGTACCGGCGTGACGTTTTGGCAGCGCGCGATTAATATGGTGCAAAACCCGATGACTAATTCAGGGCTCTCCCCGTCTGGATACTGGTTTAACTTCTCGATGGTTGAGCTCGATAACGAAAAAAATCCAGTGCGATCGACTGAATTCTATCAGGCGTTTGTTTGCAACTACAATATGGGCAACCGGAGTGCGCTGACGGAAGATAAAAATGCGATAGAAGAGGTGGAGATTGCGTACGTGGATAGAGAGACTAGGGATATCTAGATATGGCGCTTGAAACAAAAGAGGTCATCCTCCCTGTCAGCAAAAAGACCGTAGTCCTCAAAGAGGGCGACGGCTACACCGAGAGGAACCTGATAAAAAACAACAAGAAATTATACCAGACCGTCCCCCATTATATTGTAGCCTCCATTGAGTCGATAGACGGAGGGGAAAAGCCGTCCGTTAAGGATGTGCAGAATCTGTTGGTACCAGACATAGAGGCCCTGCTTATAGAGATATTTAAGCTTAATAACGGCAGTGAGTTCCTCTTTGAGTATGTGTGTCAAAGCTGTGGCAAAGAGGTTGAGGTCGGAATAGACTTAGACACACTTGAGTTTAGGAAACTCAAGGATGGACTAGAGGAAAGCACAGACCCCACCATAGCGTTAAGGCTCCCCAGAACAGGCAAAACCGTTGAGGTGGGATGTCTGACCGGCAAAAAAGAAACGATCCTTATGGACCTGCAGGCCTCAGGGGTACTAGATCTTAGTCAGGGTGACTACCAGTGTTTGCGCTCCATAGATGGCAGCAAAGACTTTAGTTACGAGGACGTCGTAAAGCTGCCGCTTGGAGATCATCGCGCGATACGTAGGGCTAGAAGAAACCTTGTGTGTGGATACGATGTTGATGTGTCTGTCACCTGCCCTGAATGCGACGCTAAGGAGGTCATCAACATCTTGATGCAGAGAGATTTTTTGTTCAGTGGGTGATAGGTGTTCGTAAGGCAGTCGCTAATGTACAATGGGGCTGCAAAGACCTATCACTCATCTGCCCCTCTATATCCAACACCCTAGCCAACCTTACACAAGAGATTTTCAACCTGATATATCACTTACGACTCCCCGCCCACGATGCGTACTCACTGACGAGGCGAATGCGTCACGAACTCTGGACTGCTTTTGAATCCCAGAGGAAATTCGAGGAAAAGAGCTCAAAAAGATGAACCAAACCATAGGCATAGAGTATACAGCTACTGGATATGAGAAGGTTACCAGGACCTTCTTGGCACTATCCAAGACGCTAGATAAGTTCATCGCCAAGGTTGGGCTCGCAAACACTGCACTCAAGAGTCTTAAAGAGAACTTAGCAATCTCGAAGATGTTTGGTGGGCAGGTAGAGGGAGTGCGCGAACTAACCAACGCCCTGACAGCGTTCAATGCCGCTGCAGAGAGAAACAAAAAAGTTACTGGCAGACGAGGAATCGCGCTAACCGCCCCTTCTAACGACCCCAAAATATCAAAAAGCAAGACGATCGGCGAGTGGAGAAAGTCCCAGGCGGTCATAAGTTATCCACCTTACCAGAAGGGGTCGGCCAAGGAAGAGAGTGGAGCTCAGATTATAGCGTCCAAAGGTCCGAAGGCTAGCAAAAAAAGAAGCGGTATTAATCAGTCCTCTGGAAGGCAGGACAGCTCTGGGCTGCCCTGGGCTCTGGGTGCCTTCCCCTATGCGCTACGATGGGGCGGTACTGCGGCTGCTATATATGGCGGTGCATCTTTGGCAAAGAGCACGCTATTAGGCGGCAGCAGGACGGAGACCGTAAAGGGCCTGAGGGACGTCGCTGCACTCGGATTTGACAAAAAAGAGCTACGAGGCATAGAGGACTGGGCTGATCGGTTTGTAAAGAACAGCTGGGTTGTGGGAAACCAGTCTGACATGCTGGATATATTTTCCGAAATTGGCAGTGCGTTCGATCCAGAGAGAAGCCCCTATTTTAGAGATCCAGCACACGGTGCGGCTACAATAAAAAGAATGGCGGAGCAGGGCGCAATTATGGCCTCTGTTTCAAAAATGACGCCAGGGGCTGGCGGAAAACTCCTAGCCGGCGCCTTGCAGTCGCAGTTAGCCTTTATGAAACCTGATGAACTCGAGCTATACAAGAAAGGGATAAAAGATATAGGGGACCTTTCGGGCACCACCGCAGCGAAGATTGGAGAGGCGATCAAGGTTACCGCTATTTGGGGCACAGAAATACAACAGGCATTCGGCTACGAGCTTCCAGGGGCACTCCAATCTGGATGGTCGCTAGAGAGTGTGTTGTCGTATAGTGGCATGCTTAAAACAGCTGGGATCCCGGCTACCAAGGCTGCGAGGGCTCTCCGCGGTTTTATGGAAAAGGGACCTGAAGATATGGCCTACCTATGGTTAGCCGGTAACGAAGACGCTGCAACCTCTGAGAAATTCAAAGCCCTCAAGGAGTCCGACAGAAAGAAACTAGCTAAGCAATTTGCCCCAGAAATAAAGAAAATGTTCAGCAAGGACCCGTTTGGGTTTGGGCAGTTTTTAGCTAAAAGATTAGTGCAGGCTGAAGAAAATAATTTTATGCTTGGGGATATATTCGACACCGATTTCACCCAGATACTTAGGGCCTTCCTCTCCCCTGAAATGCTCGAGAGAATGAAGCAGATCAGAGACACTATCGGTGGGGCTACTATGGAGTCTCTAAAAAAACGCTCTGAAGAAACTGCAGGAGACCCTGGGTGGTATCTGAAGAGAATTTCCGACGCGTGGGGACATATGACGAGGCAGCTTGCGCTGCTAGCTGGACAGACTGAGTCTATGCCAGCAATATTGGATGTTATGCTGAAGCCTATGTATACCGTCATTGAGTGGCTGAATGGACAAAAGACTGGGTTGGACTTGACAGAGGATGTAGCTAATCTTGTTGGGCAGCTATCTTGGGGTGCGTTCCAGGCCGCCTTCACGCCTATAAGATGGGCTACAAACTTTCTGCTCGAAGACTACGGGGTGAATTTGCAGTGGCAAAGCTTCGCA